GCTCCGCTATGCGCGCCTGCATTTTCTGCATGCTCTTTGCGTGGAATGTCGACTGATTGTTAGCCCACGCAGCGTCCCATGCTTCTTTTGGTGTCGCGTCTGGATTCTGGTAAAAGAATGCTCTTGCCGCCTTATTCTTAATACTCATCACTCTCTCTCCATTTAGGTAGCGCACAAGGCACGTCTGCTGTCGGTATCCGCACCCTGCGCGCTGTCATCACTTATCTCCCGCGCTGGTGGCGCTGCCGTATGCGCGCTCAACGAGTCCGTCAACGCGCCTGTCAAGTTCCGGGCCAACACACACTTTATTACATTCGTCACAAACTATCTGTTGCATGGTATTCTCCTATAGGTTAGGTCGGCTGCGGTGATTCCCCTGCGCCGCACAGGGTCATAGGAGGCTTGACTGTAGCCGAACATCACAACGACAGCCTCGCCCGGAGTACCCCGCATCACCGCTAACATCAGGCACTCCGTACTCGTCATATTCATCGCTCTGGGGCTGTATAGCCTTCGCATTGTTCTGCCAGATATTTTGGGTTAATGCCCGCGTAGGGGTTCTGGCTAGCAGCAGACTGGTTGGGTGTCGTAATGGTATGGTCGGTAATCTCGTACGTCAGTTTAATGCCGTACCTCTTTTCAAATATCTTCTGCAGAAAGTGAAGAGCTTTCTCCAAATCCTGCGGGCCATTCTTGCGGTTGTGTCGTTCAATGTAGGCCGTACAGCGGCCTTCCAGGTACGGCATATCCGCTGCCCAATCCCAGTGTTCAGGGGCACTACCATCTTTCTTATAATGGTCCCCACCTATCTGTCGGCTATTCGCGCTCATACTGGTACTCCCATACTTCTTCGATCATTGCTTCTATTGCCCGCCTTGCATGGCCGGGCAACCCTAGCCCCATTATATACTCCCTGCCAGTAGACACAAGCTTATTTGCGTAGCTGTTGCCCATCTTTACTTCTTCAATGCTTGACAATACCAAGTCTAGCATGTCAGCAGCCTTCAGTAGCGTGCCTTGCTGTGGTGTAAGCTCCGGGTCCGGTATACTATGCTTGACTATATAGTAGCCCTCCCGCCGGTCTAGCTCGTCTTTAAGGTCTGGACTGTCCCACTTAGCGGGGGCTGGAACGTCTCCGGTGTAGTACTCCGGCACATCGTGCATCAGCGCTCGCACCAGTAAGTCCCTAGCACAGTTCGGCTCTATGCGTAGAAGGATGGCACACACATTCGCGCTGTGGTGCCCCACCGTTTCAGTTCGTAGTCGGGGGTGCGTGTGGTATCTCGTCACCGCCATACCATTCCGGATTTCAGTTATCATTCCATTCCCCCCACAATTCCGCAGCCCGCCGCCAGTCAGGGGCCTTCACCTGTCCGGTTTGATCCCTGAACCACTCCGGGTCTCCGTCTAGCCTAGCTAGATAGGCCTCCCTCATAGGCAATGCTACGTTCCGCAACCAGCTAGAGTGTGGCCGATATCTAGCGTCCACCATAAACTTCTTGCACTCCCACAGGAAGGTTACGGGGTCATCTTTGGGGCTGAGCACCGGCACGTGCTCCCAGTTTGTGTTATCCTCATACTCGTCGTATGGCAGCGGGTTCTGGAGAAGCGGCCAGTGGTGCTCATAAATGTGCAGGTTATTGGTCATTACGTGATAGCTGCCCACCGGCCAGTTCAGGCAGTTCGCGATAAACTCCTGTAGGATGGTCATGTGTACAGCATTCGCCCCGGCCAGTCCCCACACGGCGTCATTGCTCCGGTTGCATACAGTCATGTCCAGCGCACCGTCTACACGGCGGAGGTAGATATGTGTATTACAGGGGCGGTCTTTGCGAGCTAGATGTGGCGCGTCGCTGCTGTTGTTCCACATTTGCAGAACAACCTGTCTGCTGAAGGGAGCTTCTTTAAGTGTAGTTATAGCGTCCAGTATTTGGTCACGGCCAAACTTGTTGCGCCAGCGATGGCCATACGCCCCGTTGATCTTGCCATTACTTTCTGCGTATTCAGCCATCCGGCTATTGAAGGGGAGTAGGGGGTACACCTCGTCCAACCCCGCCAGCATCCACACTGCCTCCACTATGTGGAAGAATGGGCTGGCTTTTCGCTCCGGGTTAAACAATACCCTCTGTTCAGGGCGCTGCACCGTAAAAAGTACGGGGGTGGGCAAGGCTAGCACCTTGCCATTACGGGAGGGCGCTGGCTTACCAGATGTCCGCAGTTGGTACAGGGCATCCGCATATAGGTGTGGGATATTATACGCCATTGTATTTCCTCTTTGATCGGCCCTCGCCGTTTTTGACGCGGACATATTTATCGAATTCGCAAAAGCAGTTTTGCAGATTCTGGTTGCACAAGTCTTGCACTAGCAGCTTGTATCCGTTATTGTACAGCCACTGGCGGGCAGAAGCAAGGGCTCCTTCAAACTTAGTAGCAGTCACCTGTCGTTGGTGGAACCGGCTAAGCCCGCGCAGACTGCCGGGGCCGGGGGCTGCGAATGCGTACCAATCTTCTGCATCGGCAAGCGGGTGCCCCTTGGTGTTCTTAAGGTCCGCAACCACCTGCGCCGCCATAAATGACCCCAGCCCCTGTACCGCCTGTAGCCGCCTGTGCGCCGTTGCAAGCGTACCCCCTAGCACCGTACCGGGCGGGCCGTAAAGTTGCGTAAACAGCCGTTCGAGCAGCCCTGCAATGTATTCGTGCTTGGGTTGCCGCCTGCCGTTGGTGCTAACTATGTAAGCGCTTCCCCACGCCCCCGGCTTAGACATAACCTCACACCAAATGTTGTCGGGCTGGTCCTCAAAGTACTCATGCCAGTAGGGCAGGTTGGCCAGCGTCTCAGGTTTATTGACAAACCGGGACAGCACGATGTTCGCAGTAAAGTGGTGACAGTCTACGTGCGGGGAATAGCGCTCTCGTATCCACTTAGTCACCCTATCCTGCTCTCGGTCCACGTTGCAGAAGTAGGTGGTTTGGAATACTGGATCATCGCTCCAGGGCTTTTCATCGTCGTGGCTCTTGCGTTCCAGAACACAAAGCCTTTCTTCAATCCAGTAAGCGAACAACTCCTTTACATCATTTTGAAGATTCATAAGCTTTCTTCCAATATATGGTCACGTCCGTGCGGGTGCCCCCGCCCCAGCTTCCTTTTGTAGTCTTCTCCACCACCTTCACAAAGCCGGGGTGGAGCTCTGCCAGCTTGTGCGCGGCTGTGGTCTGCACTTCCTTTGTGCGGAAAGTAGAACAGCCGCCGGAGGTGTCGCTGCCGCCTTGGTTGTGGACCCAGTCATTGGCTATAGCGTTCTTGCGCCCTTTGCGGAGTAGCTGAAGTGTTACGTCAAAATCTTCCATTACCGGCACCCGGCCAAAGCTCACCCCGGCGTCTTTCACCCACTCCCGGTTGTACGCCAGCGCCCTCATCATACGACTGCAGAATACTGTCTGGTCAGTGTTTCTGTTAGCGCCTTCGCGGTGGCTTATTCCTGCGTGGACGTAACTACCTAGGAGCATACTGACCTCCCAAAACATGAGGTCAAACTCGCTATCCAGCATGGGCTGGAATTTTGTGGGTTCATCTGCCCGCCGAGCACTGAACACCATGTCATCGTCCAACATAAGTATCTTGTTGTGAAGGTGGTGCTCGTCGTAGAGCAGGTGCTGCCTCGTCTCAGCTATGGTGGTGATGTGGCTGGGCAGTACTCTAATGCTGGCGGGGTAGCTTCTGTACTGCCGTTCGTTTTCCAAATAGTCTTTTTCTTGCACCACTAGTTGGACTTTCTGTTGCCACTTCGGCGGCAGGTTGTTCAGGGTTGTTTGTCGATTGGCACGGCCAAGGGTCGGTATTAGTATGTCCATTGAGCTTTCTCCAGTGCGAAAAAAGCCCGGCGCGATGGCCGGGCTTTTACTTTCTTCTCTGTCGGCTGCTGCTCAGCCTACCTTGATAAAGCCACGACCTACGTTGTAGGCGATATCTTGGTAGGTGCCGCCCTTGGCCAGGAAGTCGCCAACTGTAGCGGAGCCAGTGTACAGCTCGAACATTTCAGCAGCCTTGCTGCCTACTTTCTTCGGGTTGGCTTGGACCAGCACCTTTACAGGGGCGTCTTCCGGGTACAGACCGGCAAAGTTGGAACGGCGCAGCGAAGGCTCTTTTGGGGTTTTGGCCTTGCGCTCTTTCTTGGTTGTTTCAGGCGCATCGGGGTTGGTTGCAGTTGCTTCAGGCATTGTAATCTCCTCGTTTAAGTTAAGCCACCTTTATCCAGGAGGCAGGTGCTAATGTAGCACATGAAGCGGCTGGGGTAAAGCAATCTTTTGTACGACATGCTCCCCCGGTTTCATGCTCTCGTACCCTAGTGTCCAGTCTCCAGGCAACCCGTTCAGGAAGTCTTCCACGTTATCGGGAGCAGCCAGCCCGGTAGAGGTCTCCTCAAGCCCCCACACAGCGGCAAGCTCTTTGGCCCTTTCGCTAGTGGGCACCATGACTACAGGCACAACGGACTTACTTACAAGCTCGTAGACTGCCACAAAGTCAGCTTCGTCACTTACGTACTTCACCGGCTTTATTCCTTCGACAGTAGCCATCAAAGCTTCCTTGTGATGTTCTGGCAAATCACCTTCCAAAATTAATTTCTCTAAGTCTTCCAATTTCATTCTTAATCCTCGCCTCAGTTTGTTGTTTCAAGTAGAGGCGGTTGGCCACTTCTATGTCCAACGTACCCTCGGCCAGTAGCCGGTACACCATTACCATGGTAGCCCTCTGCCCCTGCCTACGCAAGCGGTCTACCACCTGTTTATAGTCTTCCCAGTTCCAGGTAAGGCCAAACCAGATCATGTGGTAGCCAGATTCCTGTATGTTCAAGCCGTGGGCACTGCTCGACTGCATAAGCAACCGGGGTATCTTGCCAGCGTTCCACTGATCCTGTATGTGTGTCAAGCTGCCCCCGGACTGGCCAGTAATGTCCGGTATGCCCGGTAGCTGACTGGCTATGCGGTACTTGTCGTGCCTGAACTCGTACACGATAATGGTGGGGTGCTCGCCAATCTCCTCCAGCAACTCAGCCAGTGCAGAGATCTTTTCATCATGCAACTCTACGTAGTCTGGTATGCCCCGTCCATCGCCAGTGTACACGGCACCGTTCGCTATCTGCCTGCACTTCACCCCCGCTGCCGCATTGGTGGGAGCCTCCAGTATCATGTCAAGGTCTGGTAATTCCGCAAAGAATTCCTGCTCTACTTCTTTGTAAGTCCTCATAACGCTGGGGGGCAGGCTGACTTTGACGTCAGTCACTTGTAGCTCTGGCAGCACCAGATGGTCTTCTGCGTTAAGCTGTAGGTAGAGGGGGGCTATGGCCTCGGTAATTTCTTGGAACGCTTCAGGCTTGGGGGTGAACGCATATTTGTTCCAGGGGTCAGCGTCAAACCACCGCTCACGGAATTTTGTGATGCCCCTGCCGAGGGCGTGGCCGCAGTCTAGTATATACGTCTGTGCAAACAGGTCCACCAACCCGCCGGGCGATATGTTCCCCGTACCTATCCACTTACGCTGAAACCGGGGCAGGAATGGCTTCAGCGCCTTAAGCCTCTTACTGCTCCAGTTCTTAAACTTGGTAGACTCATCCACGCACAGAACGTCTGCTAATTTGGAGGGGTCAATGGTTTCACACAGCCATTGCACACCTTCTGGATTGATAAGGTATATGTCGGCCTCCACGCGCAGGTTGTATTCCTTGTGTGGGCCGTGTAGAAAGGTCCAAGTCAGGTGGGCGAAGTCTTCATACTTATCTATCTGCAGGGGCCATGTGCCGTACATCGGTTTAATAGGGCATATCACCAACATCTTATCCACGTAGCCAGCTTCCTTAAGCGCTACGAAGGCTCCAAGCCATGTGCTTGTCTTACCCATGCCGGGGTCAAGGGACAGGCCGAGTGCAGCCTGCTGAAGCATGAGGGACATGCCCCTAATCTGGTAGGTGTGTGGCGTCCAGGATTCTCTTGGCGTCGTCAAAATTGTCAACTCCTTCATGTACTTCAAACCCCAGCCCGCGCAGTATCTTACACTTGTATTTCTGCAGCGGCCTAAGCTTCTGGCCGGGGCGCTTAAACTCGATAATAATTATACGTGGACCGGGCTTTAGAAACCAGCGGTCTGGCCAACCCCGTTCCCCGAGGTTGACCAGCTTGGCTGGTATCCATCCTGTGCGCTTGGCGTAGGCACAGGATCTATTCTCTACGTCTACCTCTAGCTTTTCCACTACAGGTTGAGGTTCACCCCTGCCCTTCTCCATAAATCATTTATCTTATCCCTGCCCTGGAATATTTGCAGCCACCGTTCCACGGAGACATTTCTAGCCTTGTTACGCTTCTTTTGCTTCTTGGCTCTTGCCACTGTCTTTTTCATTTACTTCTCCTCATCCTAGCAGGCACGGCCCGCCTTTCAATTTACTTGCTGGGCACCACCGGCAGTGAAATCCCGGTCTGGCCGGGTAGTCGCCGAGATGTACTCTGTTGATGCGCTTGGTCCACATCATCTTCATAGGCATGATACTGGAACGGTCAAAGCGGGTGGGCACTACTTTCTTCTTGTCTAGGTAGACGCCTGCCACCTCTACTGTATCAAACTCTTTGAACAGTATCAAGCTGGCCAGACCGTACAGAGCCTTCTGGTCATCATGCTCTGGGTACACACTGCCTGTCTTGTATTCATGTACCAGCAGGCTGTCCGGCAGCACAAACACATTGTCCATAAAGCCCCGAACGAAAGCATCGTCTGCTTCAAACTCAGTCTGCTCCCACTTTTCAGTAAACGCAAACTCTAGTTCCGGATATACTTCCTCACAGACATCCTTGGGCTGGCACACCGCCCGGCGAATCTGCATGGGTATTTCGTGGTCCAGCTCTCCGTCGTTGAGGTAATACTCCTCAATGGACTTGTGAATGCGGGTGCCTCTTGCAGCAGCCGGTCCGGGCGGGTCTCCCTTCAGCCCCTTGTTGTATTTGTAGTCGTACTGGGCGGGACATTTTTCGTATGTCATCAGTCCGCTGAAACTTACTGCTCTAGGCATTTCTTTACCCCTTCTATCTGCTGTTCTAATTGGCGTAGCTTCTTTTCGTACTCTTCTACTTCCCGCATGTGCTCAAAAGCTAGGGACATTACAGCCGTAGAGTCTAGTACCGCAGGAACTTTAACACCCCTAAGCCGAAACAACTCTTCCAGAATGCAAGCTTTCACACAGAAATCCCTAGCCACACGCTTAGCTTCTTCACTGTGGTGTACTACAAGCACACCGTTAATCTTCTTGCAAGCTTCTGCCAACGCGGTTGTTCTACCTACCTGCCGCGGAATATCCGCACGCACAGCCAGTAAAGACCAGTCAACATCATTCACCTTCTACACTCCCCCAATCGGGTCCAATAAATCCTTCACTGAGCATGGGTACGTCAAACCGGCACACATCTTCCATACAGTAACGCAGTATTTCCATGCCCTTCTCCACATCGTCTTCCGGCACACTTATATTTACTTCGTCATGCACCGTGGCCATAAACACTTCGCCATAGGTTTGGCCGCAGTTTTCCCACTCAATTATACATTGCTTCGTTTGGTCAGCGCTACTGCCCTGAATAAGATAGTTTAACAGCTTGTACTCAAAGCTCCTCATACGACCCTTGACAACCTTGGGAGGCTCGCAGTAGATAAGCCTGCCGCCCCAAGTCTTGATGGGCTGGCCTGACCTGCCCCGGCCCTTGGTTCCACGCTGTAGCTTCTCTACGCCCGGTATCGCCAGCTTGTATGCCTTGACAAGCTCCGCCGCTGTATAGTGGTCGCACCCCAGCCGGTCGGCAAGTGTGGGGACACCCATGCCATACAGAATGCCAAAGCCTGTTTCCTTAACGTACTTGCGAGGGTAGTCTACCCCCACCAGTTCGTAAATGGCTTGACGGATCATCTCGTGTGGGTCTAGTCCTGGGGCATCCCTAAACGCTTCGGCCAATGCCCCATCCTCAAAGTGCGCCATAATGCGTATTTCCTGGGCGCTAAAGTCACGCTTGACCCACAGATGTCCCTCCTCGGGCAGTACAAAGTCCCTCATGTGTGGCAGCTCAGGCAGTCTCTGTATAGGCTTTATGTCTGTGGGGTTAGGCACGTTTTGGAAGTTGGGCACACTACTTGACAACCTGCCTGTCCGGGTGCCCCCGGCATCCGTGCCCCGCGTACTGTTCCAGTTGGGGTGGACTCTCCCGTCGAATTCACTAAGCTCAAGCCACGGGCCTATGAAAGTCCCCAGCAAAGTCTTAAGTGTGGAGCGGTACTCCAGTAGATTCATAAGAGTGGGGTCTTTTAGCTTGAGGTTTTTCTTAGCTGTAGATATAGCCCCCTTGGGGGTGTAGCTTATTTCGGCTAGCATGTCTGCATCTACCAGCGCCTGAGCTAGCTGGGGGCCGCTGCCGGGGTTTAAGCCGGGTGCCTGTAGGGTGGCCCGTATTTGCTGGTCGGCTTGCGTAAACGCGCCGCTGTAGCGTTCGAGCGCCTGTTCTAGTTTTGGTTTGTGTACCCTAATGCCCCGCTTGGTCGCCCGCGCCAGTATAGGCATCAACTGCCTCTCACGGTCATAGGGTTCACGAGGTATCTGTGTGTACAGATGCTCAAAAAGCTTAAAGGTTAACTCTACGTCTTGTAGGGCGTAGGGGCGCAAAAGCTCTATCGGGGCGCTGCCAATCCAGGAACCCCAATTAGACTCCTTGGCCTCCGGCACGTTGGCCAGCACCCAATCTTTAACCGCTTGCTGCTCATCAGGCGGCACGCCCAGATACCTCTCAGCGCTATCCTTAAGGGCGAAACTTCTGGCGTAGGGATCGTTAAGGTAGACCAGATACATAGTGTCGTGTATCAGCTCCCAGCTTGGCCATGTGGAGTGCAGATGCCCCGCCGCTACGCTGAGGTCAAAAGGGGCGTTGTGGAACAGCGTTGGCAGACCACGGCAGGAGTCTAAAGCCAGCATCATATCCTTAGGGTCGGTAAGGTAGTCTTTATCGCTGTTTGCCCAGCGCACGGCCAGACCAACAGGAGCGGGTGGGTGGACAAGAGGGTTGCCCACGATGGGGCCAGTTTCAAAATCTAGTGTCGTTATGCGTTGTAGTAGATCCATAGAAGTATGAGTCCAAGTGTGGTGAGGCCGAGAAACTCTAAGTGAAAAATGGCCGCCCATTGCAGGGCGGCTTCTAAACTTAATTTGGGTCGATTATGCTGTAACGCTTGCCCTTAGTCACCCTGGAGTTGGAAGGTCCCAGCCTCAGCGCGTACTTCATGGGTTAGTCCTCCACGCTAATGTAATCTTCCTGGTGAGTCAGGGACAGCAGCCGGTCGCGCAGTAGGCCAAGGTGCTCCATTTTGCGGCTGTATTCTGCCTGCGCAGCCTTGACCGAATCTTCAATGCTTTGCAGCCGCTGCTCCACAGCCTCTTGTCGGGTAAAGGCCCGCATAGTGCTTTCGCCCTCCCCCAGCAGGACAATGTTTTCACCTTCTGGCCGTTTAACAGCAACGCATACTGAACTTTCGTCGTAAGTGCCGTCTTCCCTGTACATCCAGGAGAATGTGTAAAAGAAAATTTTGTATATCATGGTAGTGCTCCTATAAGGTTGGACAAGCTGGCACCGCGCCAGCCTTTACAGTATAGCGGGCGGGTGGGCAGACACAAGTAGTTTGACAAAAGAAACCCCGCCGAAGCGGGGTAGGCGGGATCAGTATTTGCCGCTGGCTTCTTCTTCCTCATCCTCGTACGTATAAGGAGTCATCAGCTTTTTCTCTGCCTCCTCTATACGTGCGTGGACAGCACTAAGCAGCTCGTCATCGTCAATGGGGCCGATGCCACTGAAGGTGACTTGGTGGATAGTCTTCTTATCCGGCACCACTTTTATCTGCGTAACCGCAGCCCAAGGCGGGAGTCCCGCACTGGCGACAAGCTGTTGAGCGTACTTGCTCCAGTTTTTGACGCTGGTGGGGCTGACCTTGAGGTAGGCCATTTCCACCTTGGGAACGTCCTCCGGCAGCACCTTTTCAGGCAGCAACATGATCTTGCGGTACGTCTTGCAGGCTGGCCCCTTGCCGACCTTGGCGCTGCCAAACTCAGCCATCGGGCACTCGGCACAGGTAGGTGCCATCGGCTCAACCACATTCTCATGCGGCACAAGCTCTCGACTCTCTAAGCTCTGGGCAAAGCATCGTGGGCTGCTGATCTTGTCAGGATCATAGGGCTTGTCGTAGTAGCACCGTTCGGTACTGGTGGCGATTACAATCGCGCGCATGGTGTTGTCAGGCACCTCTTGCTCGCGATACATCATGCGGCCATGTTGGATGGTGATAGCACTGCTGTCGGTTCCTTCGTTAAGAGCTACTTTCTTGGCATCCGCCTTTATCTGCTCTTTCCAACTTACCACTTCTTGCTTCTTTGTCATATCAGCTTCTCCCTTATCGCTGTGCCGTGTGGCCAGCTACGGTAATGGTACACGCAGTAAGCTACTGAGGCAACTTGAACGTAATGCCTGCGTCGTGCAAAAACTCTATAAGGCTCTGCACTTGCCGGGGCTCCATAAATACTTTGTTGTCCGCCAACTCTTCTCTGTGATCTCCTGTGGTCAGCATGATTTCGTAAATGCCGTCTACAGTCACGTACACACCATCGCCTAGGT